AGCAGCTTCATATAGAAGTGCTACTGGTATTGATTACTACAATGGTACTACTCAAAAGGTTTTGGCAGACAACCTGAATGATACTTACATAATGACTATTGTATTTAAGTATTCATCACCTAACGCTAATCAAACTTACTTGGAGATGCACTTTCAGGGCGGAAACGGAACACCTTACGACAGAATAAGAAACACTGTGACGTTCCCAAAAGGAAACGATGTAGCACATGATAGCCACGCAATATTCCAGTATTATGCTGACGCAAGTTTTGTTACTAACGGAAGTCAGTGGAAGATTACAGCCAATGGTGGAACTGCTCAGGTCTGGAACATCATATTCTTTATTCAAAAGACACAAAGCTATGTATAAAAACAACAAGACAGCAAGTCGCACCTCTCCAAAGAATAGTAGGAGAGGGTGCTTATGCAAAAACGGAACCTACAGCACTAAATGCTGTGATGGTTCATTACAAGCTCAAGGAATTGGCAACGTAACAAAAATCGATTAGTAATATGTTTAATTTATTCAATATGGCAAAGAAAAAGAAAAAAGAAGAGGCTCCAGCTATTGCTGAGCCATTACAAGCTCCTTCTATCGTAGAGAAGGTAGAATCTAAGGAAGAGAAAAAGGCTGATGGTGTGCGAGTTATGGTACGCCAAAATGGCTGAAAATAGAACAGCTTAGAATCGTTCTAATTATCCTTAGAGATTTAGAAAGTATTAACCCAATAAATCATATGAAAGCAAGTGAAATTTTAGACAAGTTCAAGAAAGTTCTTCTTTCTGAGGATGGCGAAGTAACTATCGCAGAACAGCCTCAAGAAGTTGAGCTTGCTGAACAAGCACAACCTGAGGCGGTAGCTGAAGAGGTTGTATTGGCAGAAATGCCTATGGAAGATGAAGCTTCTCCAGAAGATGTTGTTGAAGACATCGCAGAAGGAGAAGACAAATATGCTACCAAAGAGGAGTTAGCTAAGGCATTGGCTGAAATGAAAGCAATGTACGAAAGCTTAATGGCTTCTCAAGACAAAAAAGAAGAGATGGAAGTTCCACAAGAACTATCAGCTCAGGCTCCTGAAGTAGAAGTTGACTTGGCTGCAGAAGAGGTTGCTCCAATGACTCACACTCCAGAAGTTGAGGTTGCTAAAGGTCCATTGAATCTTTATGCACAAAGAGGTCCTAAGACCACTGTTGATTCTGTATTTAACAAACTATTTAAATAAACTTAAAAATGGCTACTACTACTTCAATTACCACTACCTATGCTGGTGAGTTTGCAGGCAAATACATTGCTGCAGCTCTATTGAGTGCTTCTACTATCGAGAATGGTGGAATCACTGTAAAACCAAATGTAAAGTACAAAGAGGTTATGAAAAAAGTTGGTCTTGACGGTATCGTTAAGAATGCAACTTGTGATTTCGATCCTACTTCTACTTTGACATTGACTGAAAGAATCCTTCAACCAGAAGAATTCCAAGTTAACTTGCAATTGTGCAAGAAAGACTTCAGAAGCGACTGGGAAGCTGTACAAATGGGATATTCTGCATTTGACAACTTGCCTCCTTCTTTCCAAGATTTCTTGATCGCTCACGTAGCTGCTAAAGTTGCTGAGAAAACTGAGCAAACTATCTGGTCTGGAGCTAACGCTACTGCTGGTGAGTTCGATGGTCTTGTAGCTTTGGCTACTGCTGATGCTTCTGTAATCGATGTAGTTGGTACTTCTGTAACTGCTGCTAACGTAATTGCTGAGCTTGGTAAAATCGTTGATGCTATCCCATCTGCTATCTACGGTAAAGAAGATCTTTACATCTACATCTCTCAAAACATCGCTCGTGCTTACGTACGTGCTTTGGGTGGATTTGGTGCTTCTGGATTAGGTGCTAATGGTGTTAACGCACAAGGTACTCAATGGTGGAACAACGGATCTTTGTCTTTTGACGGAGTTAAATTGTTCGTTGCTAACGGTCTTGCTAACAACAAAGCTATGGCTGCTGAGAAATCTAACCTATTCTTCGGAACTGGATTGCTTTCTGACCACAACGAAGTACAAGTTATTGATATGGGATCAATTGACGGATCTCAGAACGTCCGAGTGGTGATGCGTTTCACCAGCGGTGTTCAGTACGGTATCGGATCTGACATCGTTCTATACTCTTAATACCAATTAGAGGCAGGGGGTCTCAAAGCCCCCTGCTAATAATTAAAGAATTCAATTAACACTTAAAATTTATATAAATGGCTTGTGATATTAACGCTGGACGTAAAGAACCTTGCAAGGACGTTGTAGGTGGAATTACCGCTGTTTACTTTGTAAATTTCGGTGAGTACGGAACTGCTACAGTTGACGGAACATCTGACATGGTAGATGATTTCACCGATACAGCATTCATTGCTTACAAATACGAAGTAAAAGGTAACTCTAACTTGACTCAAAACATTAACTCTTCTAGAGAGAATGGAACAACCTTCTTCGAGCAAGTATTGTCGCTAACTCTACACAAATTGAGTGCTGCAGACAACAAACAATTGAAACTAATGTCTTACGGAAGACCACACATCTTCGTAGAAGACTATAACGGAAACGTATTTGTTGTTGGACGTGAGTTCGGAGCTGACGTTTCTGGAGGTACTATCGTAACTGGTTCTGCTATGGGTGATCTTTCTGGATACACTCTTACTTTGACTGGTATGGAGAAAATGCCTGCTAACTTTATCGACTTCTCTGGAGGAGCTAAAGGAGCTGCTTCTTGGACTGTTGGTGGAGCTACTATCACCATTACTGCTGGTACAAACTCTTAACGAGTCTGATTACTTTTTATCTTGGTTTGGAAGCCCTCAGCAATAGCTGGGGGTTTTTCATTTAAAACAAAAGCTACTGCAAATGATTATCTTAATATGATAGTTCTACAACCAATTACTACAGCACAGACGATTAACATCGTTCCAAGACAATATGTCGAGGCTAACGACCTACAGCTTGTAATTACACAAGACGGAACTAAGAAGTCACAAACATTAACTGGACTTACTTCCACAATCGTAGGTAACTATATTCAGATTTCAATAACCTCTAACATACTAACTGAAGGTAAACTATATGCGATTGAGCTTACACAAGGCTCAACGCTATTGTTTAGAGATAAAATATACTGCACATCTCAAACAGATAAAGATGTAGCACACACCTTAAACACTGGCCAATATGATCAGCATCAAGCTTATCCTACTGGACAGCAATATATCATGAGATAATGGAAGAGAAAAAGAATAACATAAGATTTGTAGCTATGTCATCTTATGCAGCTCCTGAATACAAGGAGGTGTACAACAAGGACTGGGTTTTATACCAAGACGAGTATGGCAATAACTACTTCAAGTCTTTAATTGAAAGATATCTAGACAGCCCCACCAATGCGTGCTGTATTAACGGTATCTCAGAGATGATCTACGGAAGAGGGCTAGAGGCTACAGACTCAGGGGAAAAGCCTGAGATGTACGCTCAAATGAGACTACTTCTTAAACCTAGTTGCCTTAGAAAAGTTACCAGTGACTTTAAATTACTAGGTCAAGCTGCTATGCAGATTGTCTACAACAAGTCTAAGACTAGAATCACTCAAGTATTACACTTTCCTATGGAGACTTTGGCTGCAGAGAAAGCTAAAGACGGTAAGATTAAAGCTTACTACTACCATCCAGATTGGGACAAGATGAAGCCTTCTGACGAGCCTAAGAGAATCCCTTCTTTCGGTAATGGCTCTAAGAGTGAGCTTATCGAGTTATATATCATCAAGCCTTACAGAGCTGGTTTCTATTATTGGTCTCCTGCTGATTACCAAGCTTGTGTACAATACGCTGATCTAGAAAGAGAAATATCTAACTACCATATTAGCAATATCCAGAATGGGATTCAGCCATCACTTTTCATTAATTTCAACAATGGCGTGCCTGATGAAGAGGCACAGCAATTGATTGAGAATAAGATCTCAGAGAAGTTTGGCGGTACTTCTAACTCAGGTAAAGCTGTAATTGCATTTAATGAGGATCCTGAGAGAAAGGCTACTATTGAGCCTATTCACTTGCCAGATGCACACGCACAATACCAATTCTATGCTGATGAGGCTAGAGAGAAGATTATGCTAGGACACAGAATCGTGTCTCCAATTCTATTGGGTATTAAGGATAACACTGGTTTTGGAAACAACGCTGAAGAGCTTAGAACAGCTTCTGTGATTATGGACAATATGGTTATCAGACCATTCCAGAATATCATCGTAGAGGCCTTAGAAGAAATCCTAGCGTTCAACGGTATC